TCCTGATAGGTAACTTGGTAGGCATTTCTGGTCTCCCGGATTAAGTTGATGTCGATGTTTGTTGTTTCCGAAAGCTCTTTGTCAGATACTTCGGGCCGAGAACCAATGATCTTACGGATCTTCATGTAGGTGTCCGCGTAGGTTCTAGGCATCTTGATCATTCGTGAATGATCGCGGAGGTAATTAAGCACTTGGAAGGTCAGGGACCGGTTTAACCAAGTACTAAAATTCGCCTTACTTGGGTCCCAACGATCATACAGTTTAACCATCGCTTCCAACGCAACAGATCTCAACTCGTCAAACGGTAACCCGCTAAACGAAGCTACTTTCCGTGCGGTATGAGCAGCTTTCCACATATTCTCACGAATGTGCTTGTCTCTGTTCCTCTCATACTCCGACCTTCGAACACCCCTCATGGGGTCTAGATGAACTGGTCTCATTTAAGTGATTTTACTACGAAGTCTTTTAACTGTGAAGCAGGCATAATCCCTTCGCCATTAAATGCGACTAAGTTACACTCTTCATCAAAAATCGCAATTTCAGGGGTGCCCTGGCCAGACTCTTCGGTCAGGGATTCAAGGAACTCCCAGGAGTCGTCAAGGACATTCATCTCCCCCCAACCCACATTCAGTTCGGGGTATTCTTCAGCAACCTCTTTAGCAACTTTAGCCCAGATCGGCTTCATAGCATCACAGGCCGGACAACCGGGCTGGGTAAAAAGCACTGCTCTGTATTTGAAGGACATAGGTACCTAACAGCTAGTACGTTAATAACTATAGCATACTTATCTCAAGTATGTGGTTGATAGCGACCCTCTACTCAGGCGACTTGTTAACCTCTGACTACCGCCAGAATGGTTGAGCTGAGGTAAGTTAATCCTGTTACCTCCGTGAGCAGCTTTAGCGGAGCCCATGATCTCTTCTTTGAACACCTTCAAACCCATGCAGAAAGAGTCCACGAAGTCGTCTTTTTTGGTATACGGGAAGGCGCACAGTTCGGCCAGTCTCTCACCGAGATTGGGAATGGAACTGTAAATGGACACTCTGCCATCTCCAGCAATAGGGGCCACTTCGTTGGCTCGATAAACTTTATCCTTGACCGGGATTACCTCCTTCACGGCGATATTTAGCTCCCGCCTTAACATCTGGATCAATGGTAAACCCGACGATCTACTTTCAATGTATAAAGCCCTGACTTTCCACAGCTTCATCCATGATGGCATAGCCTTGAGGAGTTCTGGGAACTCCATCTTTTCGTGGTAAACGTGAATAAGATGTAGTTTGCGTGATTTTTTAACAACCCCAAAAATGCAAATGACTGAGTTGTCATTCATCTCACCTTTCTTTAATGCGGTATCGGCCGTAGCGAAGATGTATTCATACGCCCTAGAGTTTCGGTCATGTTGTTCAAACCAATGATCCTTAAAGATGGCTCCACTCTCACCCTGCGGTCGGCCGAGATAGAGGGTGTTGAAGGTTTGTTCATCCTGCCTCCTAAGCGACTCTAACGCCTCCACCGGGAAGAACTCAGGCCAATGCGACTCACCCAGCTTCCTACCCAGTGGGTCGGTCTCTTCATCCAAGCACAAAGCCGGAACGTTTAGTTCCAACCACCCCTCCGGGTCACTAGCCAACAACCTGCCAATCACATCTTCTTTATGGAATCTGGTCCCAATGCTCATAACACAATTGTTAGGCAAACCTCTCGTCAAGAACTGCGTTGCCGTCCACTTGAAGGTGGACTCCAAAACCTGTAAGGAGTTACCATCTTCCAGTAAGTCGTCCAGGATACCGATACCCGGCAAGTCGTCTTCGCTGATAACGCCAAACCCGAATCCGGTAACACCAGCCCCAGCAGAAGCGGACATTATGATGCCGCCTTGTTTACTCCTGATTGTTTTAAGATTGCAGTCTCTGGGGTCAATAACACATTCCGGGAAAATCCATTTGAATAGGTCACTCGTAACAAAATTCAAGATCGCTCTGGAGTTTTCGTGTGTCAGCTTTAGAGCATACGACGCCATAATAAACTGAGCAGACGGGCTTCTGCCCAACTGCCAACTAGGCATGAGCTTGGAGATCAAAAGACTCTTCCCACTTCTAGGGGCTAGGGAGACAGTAGTTCTTCTGTAATCCTTTTCCCCATCACACACATTCTGGATGTATTGACAGATCAAGTTATGTACTTTATACGGAGTGAATGTTCCGCTAGTAGTTACATCCCTGGTAATCAACATAGCGTAAGTTTGAAAGTCCGTTCGGCATTTTAACCTAAGCAATTCCTTTTTCTCAGCCTCACTAAGATCCTTTAGCCTGGCCGACATGTCCAGAACTAGCTCTTTTTCCTTTTGAAGTTGTGCTTTATTCACAGTTAGATTTACTTTCTCTATTCAGTACAGAGTTGTATACTGAGCTTTCAACACCAGGATCTTGAATTGACTTGAGAGTGGAGATCTGGTCAGAGGATAGAGAGATATCTATCACATCCTCTTCAGGATCAGAATCGTCCAATTTTGATTCTGCGGAGATGGATAGGATCCTATTTTTGTCAAACAAAGTTACCTCGTTGTCATACGGATCGGGGAGAGTATCCGAGAATTGACCGAGAGTCGAAGCTGCCCCTAGCCCAGGCGCCATGGACCTCCATTCAGCATCGGCAGGGATGACCCCTTTGCTGAGTATCCTCAGAGCCTCTTTCTTGTTCAAGGCGGATAACTTACTAAGGCTAGGGATATTTTCAAACGACTTAGCCAAGTTCCCGGTGACTCTGACTCCCGCTTTGCCTCCGCTTTTAACCGAGTCTAGTTTTTTAACAAACTTGTACAAATCCCTCAACGCTTGAGCATTTTCCCTAACATCTTTGATTAGGTCTGATACGACGCCAGGCTTACCCTCTTTGCTATATGCTAGTGTTCCGATAACATTGTACATTGTATCGATCAACTTACGTTCAACCGATTCCACTCTTGTGATATTGTTGTCTGCGATTTTCAGCGACTTTTCTACCGCCTCAAAAGTATATGCCGTCTCCGCTTCTTTCTCAGTCTTGTCAGCGAATCTGGAAGCATAAAACTTCTCAGCCATATTGCCAATTCTTTGTACACCTTTGATAGCAAGACTAAGATCTCGGATGTTAGATGGCAATAGCTCCGAACCCACTGCAGTATCTAAGAGGTTCTGAAGTTCTGCTATAGGTCCTATGTTGTTAAGGAGGGGGTTTCCTGTAGGTGAGAATGAGTTGGCATTATTGGCAGTCAATGCCCCGCATTTCTCCAACAGATTATTTCCATCACTATCCTCACCATGAGTGGTTTTTCTGCACTTTGGGTCGCATGGGCAAGCCGCTTTTTTACCCCCAAACAGCCCACCTAATCCTTTAATACCACTGATCAACGCAGTGGCAGAACTAAAACCACCACCGATCAACTTATCAAACCCCTCAATACCGATACCACCTTTGCCAAGGGCGTCGATTATTGATTGAGACTGACCAACTACCCCTAGAGCGGTAGTAGCTAGTCGGGGTAGAGAGCCTAAACTACCCAGGTCGATTTTTGGGATAACCTCTAAATTGGAGACCGCATTGAACACTTGAGACACGGGACCAAGTGCTCCGCTTTTTAGAACCTTTGTCAACGAACCCACTAATTGTGGGGTTACTATGTTCCGTTTAGCTGCTGTGTTAATCAAGCTGGACACTTGGCTTGTTAACCCACCCCCTACTGCTGCGCTGAGCAGATTTCCTACGGAATTAGGATACTTGGAAGTCAAGACCTGGCTCGCAACATCAACAACCGGCTTCACATACTTATTCACCTCTGGCGGTAACTGATCAAGACCGACAGCAACAGCCGCATCAACAGCCCCGATTACACCTCCCGTGATCAAGCCGGACATAACCGACCCTGCTTTTGAGTCTAGAGCGTTTACAACCCTCACCAGAGAGTCCTTGCCAATCTCCTGAAGCGCACCTTCTACATCGCCGTCTTTCACTCCATTAACTAGGGTGTCAAAAGACTCTCCTATGCCCGAGATCAACTCCTGACTGGCCTGAGAGATAGAGCCGTCCTGATTGGATTCAGTTTTTATGATATCAACGATCGTGTCAACAGGAACACCAGTCCTTTTGTTGATGGCTGCTCTGGCCACTTTGGTTAAAACATCGGCCCCGTCAAAAGCGGAAGACGGGACAAGACCAGCCACCTTCAACAACTCCTTAATCTTCTCATCAGTCCCGGTCAAAGGGATGTTTTGAATAAACGTATCCAATACGGTAGTTTGAATATCCTTGTTGTCTAACCACTCCGTTGGATCTACTTCTTCTAGAGCGGGGATGGGGTTGAACGAGCTAACAAAATCTATACGGCTAAGAGGTTTCTCGTTTTTGTAAAATTTGTGAGGAATTCTGTCCCCGTGTCTTACCCATTTCATCAGACCTTGGTATCTCTGGCATACCATAAACTCCGAGTTATTCCCGTCATCCAATACGGCTTCAAAGCCGTGGATTTTCTCCGTACATTTGGGGAGAGTGGTTCTAAAGAAAGTGGGTGGAGCGCTAATCGGCATCCAAGAGAAGTCTTTATTCTCCCCCCTTCTACAGACTAACGTGGTAGTCCTGAATCCCCTTTCTTCCGTAAACTCATGTACTTCCCCCAACAACGACTCAGTACAAGCCGGAATACCAGGGTTTCTCTCCTGAGCTTGTTCTATGATGTTGGTTGAAGCGTTACCTGGGTTCACACCCTTTTCCACCCACAATCCACTAGACAAAGATTTCCAAGCCCAAGATGGATCTGACCCAAGCTGCAAGTTGTTCCTCCTCAAACATACAACCACATCCTGATTCACCTCATTACTCAAGACGTACAATCTTCCCTCATTCCCAAGGTTACATTGCATGCCACTATCTTTCGACCCTCCCCAAACACCCATACTTTCATCAATGATGGGTAGTTGGATAGGAGATCCCACCATTCCAATCTCAGGATCAGTACGGATCAGCCCGATCACATACATTTCCTCCGATCGGCCGTTAACTTTCCCTACAAGTACCTTCGCACCGATGTATCTGGCACTCAACCGGCCCCTACTTGATCCGGCTACAGTGATCCAATCCGATGTAAAGTCGTTACTTGTTGTTACCTTAACTCTACCTAATTCCTCCGGGTCATTAACATCCGCAATTACAGCTTCTTCATTAAACGGGTCGGTGTACGGTACACCTAGCGCTTCAACAACCCGTGTTTGAGCCTGACTCAGGGCAGTCATTTGTTTGAAGAAATTCTGCGCCATCAGTCAATCACCGGTTCGAAGAAGATATCGTCAGCCACAAGTAAGTCAGCGGCTGCGTAAGCGTATTGCAGTTTGGTTTGAGTAGTGGATGGAATGTAATTCTCCACAATCCTGGAAGTGGTATCCCAAGTCCTACCATTTCTGTTGTAATAGAACGGCATACGAATGACAACTAGATTAGAGCTTTCGTCGTCCTGGCATACCCCGATGTCCGCGATAAGCTGGTTAGGGTAGTTCATAACTTCCGCATCGTTGTCATCTCCCACCTTCAATGTATCAACAGTATAAGGCAAATTAATCGGAGCCGTATACTCTGCACTTCTGAGTCCGTCTTTAACTGAGAATGTGTTATCGTCAGAGTCATACACCAGTTCTTCGGGACTAGGGGCTTTTATTCCAAGTACCCAAAACATAAAGACCAGGGTAATCAACGATCCACGGGAAGGCAGGACACCCAACCACCTAGTGGTATCTACCTTAAGGGTGTTAGAAGTTGTCAGGTAAGTCAAATCTGTCGTTGTGTTGTACTGTTTGATCGAATACCTGAAGGCGGTGGTCACTACGCCAGTAGTTTGATTGACAGAAACATTCTCAATACGGGATAGGTCAATCTTGTTTAGTGTTGCTTGAGCCGGGTCGGTTGTCCATATACCACCTTGTAGCAGATTAACGTGGGCGTTTTTGATCAGCAACCTCTTGATATCCGGCCTCCAGTTAAGATCCCACAGCGGGTCTACAAACCCGAGATGTTGAGCCAACCAGTCCAAGTTCTCGGACTTACAGGTATCTGGATCTAGAAAATTTGTGTAAAAGTCATCTAGCAAGACTTTGGTGTAATTAAGCTGTTCATCCGCACCTGAGCACAACCACTTAGCTACAGTATCACCAGAATCGCTGTTGTAAGTTCCAAGAACGCCAGGCAGTCTGTTGTAAATAGGACGGGCCAGGGATTCGTCTTTGATCACCCGAGAGGGGGAAATACTACTCAAGCTTTCTTGAACCCCTCTCTCATATAACTCT